AGATAATCTGCGTCCACCTGCGGCGTAGGCACCAGCCCGCTGCCCACCACATTGGTGCGCAGCGTCTTGATCGCGCCCGTGGCAAGCGGGATGCCCATGTAAGCATCCCGGCTCCGTTTGCGCAGGGTTTCGAGGTTGTCCTCAATGTCTTCCTTCGCACTGCCGCCGCCAACACGCCAGCTTCGCATAGAGCGGGACGTGTGGGACGCACCATAGTTTCCATATCCTGTGCCATTGTTCAGAACAGAAAGAGCGGTGCGGGCTACGGCACGGCGATACCCCTTTTCAGGGGAAATCGCTGCGATTGCTTTATCCAGAATATTTGCCATGGGTTCCACCGTCCTTACACGTCATGGGGCGAGAAATGATACATCCTGTTTCTGCCCCTGCTGCGTTCTTCCCGTTCTGCCTCTGCCACCTTGTTTTCCCAGAAGATGATAGTTTCCCGAATCTGCTTTAAGCTGGCCCGGGTAAGCTGCATCTGCTCGATCTGGTAGCTCTGGCCTGTGGAAACAGCGGCTTCCGCTTCCAGCCACATTTCCAAATGCCGCTGTGCGACCTCTTTTGAAATAATTGCCATCGGTTAAATTCCTCCCGATCTTCTTCTGCGGTATTGGTGCTGCTGCTTTGCCGGACGGGGTGCATCCTCGCCGGGCACTTCCAGACCTTGCGGGTTCGAAATTTCCAGTGCCGCCGTCGCATAGTTCCGAACGTCGAAAGCCTCATTGCGCTTCTGCGCCGGGTCTTTCAGCTCCCACCGTTCCACCTTGCGCCCGCCTTTCCAGCGGGTCACTTTATGCTCTGCGGTCAGCATCTTGAAATAGTTCTCGTTGTAGCCTGCATCTTCTGCCGCCGGAAAGTGGCAGTAGTTCGGGCCTTTGATAAGCACTTTCAGCCGGGCAAGCACCATGTTCTTGCCGGTGTCAACGCCCAGCGTGAACAGCTCACCCTTGACCCGGTTGTTCTTGGTCGGGTTTCGGATATACGGCACATCCATACCGCCGCGGCCTTTGATTGCCCAGATGTGGCGGTCTTCACGCTCTTTGCAGAACCGAATGACCTGATCCGGGAAATGTCCGCCGCTGTCCATGCAGACAGAGCGGAGGGACAGCTCTGTGCCGTCCTTCTTTTTCCACGTCTGAGATAGAAACTCGTCCAGATCAGCCCATATCTGGCCCCGCTTCAAATCGCCGTAAATGCGCTGGTAGCGGATGCCCCAGCTTTCTTTGCCGATGCCCCAGCCCACCACCTCGATCTCGAAACGGTTATCCTGCGTATCGACACCGGCGGTCAGGTAGATCACGCCGTCCGGCACTTCGGCCTCGTAGTATTCCCGACGGTCGATCAGGGCGGCGGATTCCATCGTTTCGCCCGGTTCCTCCCACGGCAAGCCAAGGTTGGTGTTCACGAAGACCTGCATCTTCTCGTAATCGCCCCGGGCAGCGTCCAGATCAGCGGCAATAAACTTTGTCACAATCTCGTCCCACCCGCACAAGGTCGATCCCATCTTATTCATGTGGAAGCCACGCACAGAGCGTTCCGGGTGTTCTGCCACCCACTTGCCCTTTACGCTGCCTTTCTTCCATCGGTATTCATTATCCAAGCAACCGCACTCGGCGCAACGGTACTGTACGCCGCCGTCCGGCCACTTCTCTTTGTCGAATACCATGTTGTCCCACACGAAGGGCTGATAGAAGCCGCAGTTCGGGCAAGGCACCGTCCATTCTTCTTGCGTGGAGTTGTTGAACTCGTCCAGAATCCGGCTGGCGGCTTTTGTGGTCGGGGTAGACACCATGACCGTTTTGTAGTCCCAAAAGGTCGTCTGGCGTTCCTCGGCCAGCATGACCGGGTCGCCCTCTTTGCCTGCGCTGGCTTTGTAAGCATCCACCTCGTCGGCCAGCAGCACCTTGATGGGGCGGCTTCGCAGGTCCGTGGGGGCATTGGCTCCCACGATAACCAGCATTCCTCCGGGGAAGTTTTTCTTTGAAATGGTGTTGCCGGAGTACCTGCTCTTGGTATTTACCAGCCCCCGGAGTGCCGGTGTATCTCGCAGCATCGGGGTCAGGCGGTCTTTCGAGAAGGATTCGCCCAGATTCACCGTGGGCTGCATCACCATGATGGATGCGGGGTGGTAGCTCATGTAAAAGCCGATGGTGTTCAGGATCAGGCCCTCGGTCTTTCCTGCCTGTGCGCACATCATGGCAACCACCTTGCGGATATGAACATCCCCGATAGCATCCATAATTTCCCGCTGGAACGGTGCAGCGTCCGTGTTCCACTGTCCTTGTGAGGCCGAAGCCTCAGCAGATAGCTTTCTGTATTTATCCGCCCACTGGCTCAGTGACAGGTTCGGGGGCGGTTTCAGTCCGTCCAGTGCCCGGCTGAACATCTCCAATGTCTGCGGTTCCAGATGGATCATTGCCATGGTTTCCGCCTCCCTTTTTGACGCACTGCCGGAATGGGCAAAATGCTGTGATCTCGTTCAGCCGGGTGCCCCATACACAGCCCCGACATTTATTCTTCCTGCTCATCTTCCGGCTCCTTTTCTGGCTCGGCCAGTGCAACATCCGGGTTGCTTAACTCGATGAGGGCTTCTTCCACTGCTTTTTGCAGGATGTCGTGTGCCTCCACCGGGTCCGTGAGCTGCGCCATGGTTTTGGCGTACTTGGTCGGGATGGTTTCCAGACGGTTCTTGAAATTGGCAAAGATAGCTTTCAGGCCCCGCTCCACATCTTCGGTGCGGTGCAGGTCGCCTTGGGCTTCCTCCATCTTCATCTTCTCGATCTTGCCCCGGGTCTCTTCCCGGTCAGCCCGGGCAGCCGTAAGGCGGGATGAATCGTCCTTGTCGCCGATCTTATAGGCGAGGTACTGTTTGACGACGGTTTTCATGTTGAAGATGCCGGGCCGTTCCTCAGACAGCACACCTTCGTCCCGCAGCTCCCGCACCCGGCGTTCGGTTACGCCCAGCACTTCCGCCACGGCCTTACTGGTGTATAGAGCCATCCTCGTCACCGCCCTCCGGCACTTCGCCCGTCGCCCTGATCCGCAGCAGCTCTAGCCGCTGGCGTTCCAGTTCCATGCGGCGGTCAGCTTCCTCCGCCGCCCGCAGCGCACCGGCAACGGCAGCAATGCGGCCCTGCGTCTTGTACAAAGCATCCTGCAATTTCAGAATACGGGCAAAGGGGGTATCTCGGCTGTACATTCCCATGGTCTGTACCTTGCCGTCTTCCTTCTTTCCCGTCTTTCCAACCTTGCCCGGAACACGCATATCCAGCACACTGGACGTTATCAGCGTGTCCGGGTCCATGTCCTCGTACTCTTTGATCTTTTCCAGAATCTTCAACTCCCGCAGCTTGAGCAATCCCATCTCGTGCTGCAGGGCTTCCACGCCGTTCCGGGGTGCCGTGTCAAAGGCTCCCTGTTCCGCCGGGGTGAGCTTATCAAAAAAGATTCTCGAATAGGCTCCGTCCTTCTCAGCGTTCAGGTTGCCCGCCGGTGCCCCGCCGCCGGAGTTTCCGACGGCGTTCTGGTTTCCCGGCTGTCCGCCGGGCTTCCTGCTGGTGGGAGTGTCCCACCCGTCTTTCGACTTCCACCGCCGGACGGTATCGTACTTGAGGTGCAGATCATCCGCCAGCTGCCGGAGATTGACTTCGCCGCCCTTTTCCTTCCGGGCCATGTACTCAGCGCGGGCGGCTTCTCGCTCATCGCTTCGCCTTGCCATTTATGACCCCTCCGTTTTCGAGCAATAAAAAATGCCCCACCAGACATAAAGCCTGACAGAGCATCTATGTGGTGCCGCCGGTCCTGCGGCACACCCGGGTATGAGAAAAGCCCCTCGGTGCTGCCACCGTGGGGCTTTTCTCATAAATCCACTGTACCAATTATACCACTAAAAACGTCTCATAGTGTCTCATCTTTTGCCCCAAAAGGCCGTTTCGGGGCTTGCAAATGTAAATATTCTGTGAACTGCCGCCATTTTGCCGTCCCCGGCAAGATAGTTTCAGCCTGCCGTTTTCTTGTCCTCCTTTGCTTTATACAGGTTCAGCAGCACAACTCCCAATATTGCGAATACTGCAACAAATATCAGAATTGCCACTATAAACGTGATGTTCGGGCGGTCACTTACCCAGAATTTATAGAAGCCGCTTCCGACCTTTGCTTTCTTTGCAAACCACATTCCGCTGAACAAAATCAGCAAAGCCATTATGACATAATCGCACAAGAACACTACCGGGTATCGCTGCACTACGTTCTTTGCATTTTCGTCAACGGGTTTCCGCAAGTGAGTAATCCGTATCACAAAGTACATAAACCCAAACAACAGGTTCATCATGCAGAACGCCCATGCCATTGCCAGAATCAGAATCGGCAAAACCGAATCATACTTATCCAGCGTACCTTCCAGCGAAGTTACCATGTTTTCCAAAGAGGATATGCCGCCAAACACGATAAAGGATAACGCCGTAAATATCGAGATAAGTCCCACCAGCTGCGAAGTCATTTCCTTTGTGATCTCCGAGATTTTTGGGTCCAGTGTCGCATGGACTTCATTCTTCACATCTTCTCGAAGTGCTTCTTTCTTACTCGAAAACGTCACCTGCTGCTGGTGTGCAAGGTTTGCGTGATCGTAAAACTTTATGACTGTACGGTAAAGGTCTTGCCGATCTTCACTCTGCCAATCCTCATCTCTCTGGCTATGCTCCGTCGCATAATCCACAACTTCGCCCATGTTCGACAGAAAGTCCGAAAACTGCTGCTCATCCATTTTGAACACACAGTTGCTTATTGCGGAATAGTAAATTCGATTGCGGTGTTGGGCAACGTACTCTTCCAGCAGAGCAATCCATTCATCGCAGTCCATTCCAACTTCCGGGGAATGTGACAGCATCTCGCATAGCTCACCTACTGCGGTTTCCATTTCGTCAACAACCTTGCTGTATGACTGATGGTTCGCTGTACCGCCGACATTATTTCCCGCAACGATCACTTGCGGAGAGAGCTTTTTCGGTTTTGAATCGTCAGGATTCGCCATTCCTTGTACCTCTGAAATACTGGTAGATTGAATTCAGCGTGATTTCGTTATTGTACGGATTACGGCGTGCATCCTGCCACGGTGTTTGCGCATGGGTTGCATCGACCAAAGCCGAAGTCGAATACTTTGCACATTCATCCAGAATTTCATCAATCATACTTTGATCCCATGGCAGAATCGTCGTTGAGAAGTCCCTGTCAGGCGGAATCATAGCACCGCCATAATACCGATATTCATAATAAACCTCTCGAACAACAGGGCCAAAGCCCCAAGCCTCCATCTTTTCGTAAAAGCAGGGTGCGGCATCATGGCTGTTCACAACAAACTGAACCTGCACAAAGTAGAGCAGCTTTTGCAATCTCAGATTGCTAACCGTCCGCCCCTGCTGTGCTTCGTGGTGAATGATATACCGTGCAACTTCAAGTGCGCTGTAAGTCATAACCATGCCCCCTTTCAAAAGTATAGTTGATGATTATAGCAAACAATTTTGACAAAAGAGTGAACTACTTTAGCACTACTTTTCGCTTTGCTTTTATTTGCGTTTATCATATTATATCAAATTTTCCTCCGTCGGTGTTCACGAACATTGCTTAATTTTTTGTGTACTTTTTCTAAAATCGTTCCAATATTTTTGGCAGGAAATTTATAGTCAGTCCTCTTGACATTGTGAAAATGTGTGTCCCACCCGATTTTGCCGACCTCAACCAAATCGCTGCTCGGATGATTTGCCGCCGCCAGCAAAACGTGAACCAGAAGTGAACTTGACGTGAACCTCTTGCGAACCATTTTGTTGGCTTCACCAATATGGTATGCACAATCCCGGTGCCGCCACCGCC